CGAAGATAACTCGTCGGCGTCGATGGACACCTTCGAGACTATCGTTGAAGAGTTCGACATTCCCGACGAAAAGACCGGGACGTTCAATAATGATGTCGAATGGGGAGAGATACCTGAGCCAATCGACGTCGGTGAAGAGTTACTCAAGTTCTACCGTCAGTTCTTCGGTTGGGAATTGAGTAAGAACGAAAGCAATAAGACTATAGAAGACGTACTTGGTATTGGAGATAACAACAATGGAAAAACCCGGACCGGATGCCAACGCGGGAGAGATAATGGCGTGGATGGAGGAATCGTGGACAGAAGCTCTGACAGAGGGAATCAAGGAGACGATGGAAGACGACTCAGAAGACGAGTCGCCCGACGAGTAACTCCGCCTAAGGACCTCAGAAAAGAGGACACAGTCGGCTCTGAAGCCCTTATTTCTCGCGTTACTATCGACGCCTTCAACGAAGAGAAGTCTATTGAGAAAGTAAATGTAGCGCGTGTCACCCAAGCACCGAGAGATACTATCGTTAGTATTGATGACGAGATTGGTCTTCATTATACAAAAGAAATCGACAAGAGGTATCTCTCAAATCGCACGGAAACGTTCGAGAAAGTGCCTGATACGACGATGGAAGCTTCTGAAGAAGTCATTGAGTTGCTTTCAGAGACATATAAGAACCAAGTGTGGATAGATGACCTCTCGAAGGCTTCTCGGACGTGGGAGGGGAATCAAGACGTCGATAAAACAGTACGAGATTATGTGGGTGTGGTCATCGAAGAGTTCGACCCGCTTTACGGTGACTACAAAGGAGTTCCCCATCTTGCCGCTCAAAAGGTTGAATCGGAAATCAGAGCTTCGTTGACACAACCTCAGGGTTGGTCAACAGACTCGGTTTCAGAGCGAATTAACACTCAGTTTGGTTGGATGGATAAAAGCCAATCTGATAAAATTGCTCGAATGGAAGTAGCGGCTGTTCTCAATAAGGCAAAGTCTGTAATGCTTCAAGCGGCGGAACCCGTTGCTGATACATGGGAGTATGATTGGGTCGGACCCGAAGACGCCGAAACAACGAAGATATGTTCTGAGACGAAAGAAGAAATCAATCAGCGTGGAGGACAACTTACAATTGATGCACTCAAGGACCTCCTTCGAGAAAAATCACGGAAATATCGTTCTCAAGGAGGAACACCTGAACGGGTCGAAGAATATGTCCCACACTACCAGTGTCGTCATACATTGGAGAGGGTTGACTGATGAACTCTCCGTGTATCGGTATTTGTGAGTTGGAAGATGGTGTATGTGTAGGGTGTGACAGGACTATTGAAGAGATTGTCAATGCTGGACAGTCTTCTGAAGAGTAATTCAGTCAAATAGTAGCCATTCCATTTCGATAGACTTATTATCCCATAGAACCATATATTATATGTGGAGAGGTGAACTGAAAATGCTATCCCACCCAACTACGACGGTCGGAACTGACAACGTAGCAACTGACGGCGGCAACACTGGTTCGGAATCAACAGTGGACCACTCAGGTCCTCACATGACTGTTGTTGTCGACACCGACGCATAGAACGGCTAACCAATCAACTTCAATTTATAGAAATGAAAGAGAATAATCAACATATAGTGAGCGCCGACACCGGTGAATACGTCATATTCACAGTCGGTGACGAGCTTAAACACGCTACTGATGGACGAACGGTGACAGTCGAAAACATCCGATGTGAAACACCAGAAGACAACCAAAGACCAAACTACACGAAAAGAGTCGAATTGTCTAACGGTAATAATGTGGGAGATGAACAGCTTGCAACCGCACTCAGTGAAGGTGAGATTGTTAGAGTATAGTTAAGAAACAAAGCTGTCTTTTTTTATCACCCGTACTAACTTCGATACGCTTATAATCCCATAGAACAATATACAAATGTAGAAAGACGATGACACAGGAAAACTGTATGCAAGACGGCGGAAGTCAGAGTAACGCTGAAGTCTTCCAATCACTCGAAGCCGGAGATAAGATTCTCTGGGACGGGAAGACGCAACCCCTGACTGTCACAGAGGGATACAAAGAGACTGAGAAAGACTTCTCCCCGCCGGTCATGATTGAGGGACCACAGGGAGGCAAGAAAATGCTGAATCAGAACAAACACAATCCAGATGCTATCGCCGCTGATTCGTTTGCTCTAAACGGCTCAAGCGAATGGATTGATAATCTACGTGTGGTTGAGTAAGACAGCACGTAAAACCAACTTCGGTACATTTATAGTACCATAGAACCATATACTATACGTAGGAGGGAGAAATGATGAACGCGAACTTTGACGTCGACGCGGCGCACTGTGAAGCACAAGAGTCCGGTGAAGTATTCGAGGGCGGATTCCGAGGTGATGGTCTATGAACACCCGTGTGTTTGTTCAGGACTCGATGGGCGGGCTACCTGACTTCGATGACTACGAGCTAACATGGGGTGTCTCAGTTGACCTTAGCACGGACACCGTTGAACGCCTAATCGAGAACTAATCCAATGAATCACGATACCAATATTGACATAAGCGAACCAGCGTGGTATAGCGACGAAGATGAGCGAGACAATACGATTGCTGAGTACGTCAACAACGGACATGAAATTCAGGTTCGTGAGGATGAAGAAACGACGTCGGCGTGGATTCGCTCGGACTTAACAGGGGAAGAAATCCTCTATATTCGTGGGGGTCAAGACGGAGAATAAGATGTCTCAGAGTTTTAGATGTGACCACTGTCACCGTGATGTGTACGAGTCTGTTCTTGATGAGACAAACGGATATTGTGCATATTGCGATGAGTTCATTAGACCAACCACAGAGGTACTTGAACAGTGGAAAGCTGTTCGACAGGGAACTTCCGGGGGGTGGGAGGATATACAAGCCGCTATTGCCAAATACGACTTCGACGCTCTCGGTATGTTCCTTCACGACAAAAATGCTATCTCAATAAATCGACTCAATCTGTTGAATAGGGTAACAGACTCGGGAGTAAGTCCGTATATGAACCCCGACGAAATACATATCTGATTACTCGGTCATCTGTTCAATGTCCTGTATATCGAACTGACCGTCGTCTTCTTCGGAATCGCTGTAGTCTACCCATTCAGGATTTAGACGTCGGATAACACCGTTCTCGATTTCAATATTAAGGAACCAACCTCCAATAGTCGCTTCGTGACCTTTCCGTTTTCCATATGTGGTCGTTCCTTTCCAACAACCAGCGTAGAAGCCAAACACGCCTTCGGTCTTTGCATACATCGAGCCGTGGAGATGTCCTACAAGAGCAATCGTTGGTCGCTTATCCAATCCTCGCTCTCTGTATAGCGTCTGAAGCCGATAGCCGACCGTGTACGGCTGTCCACCGTCCGGATGAATCATTTCAATGTCAATGTCATTTTCGGCGTCTAAGACGACTGTAGCCTGTGAGTCGCCAAGCCAATGGAGGTCATCACGGACGTTAGCTATGCTTTCCCCGAAATACAGACCGCTCCGTTTGTGGAGTTTGTGGTCGTGATTCCCGGATATGAAAAACGTTTCAATCCCGTCCCGTTGTGGATAGTTCTCTATTACGTACTGTCGGAGTCGTTTCCATCCGGATGCTTCACCAAGGACTTCGTTAATATGACCCCTGTATATCTTCCATCCGTCACTGATGTCTCCACAATGTAGGACGAAGTCAACATCTCGCTTGGCAATTCTGTCATAGAAGTCATTGAGTTCTTCGAGCTTCTGTACTGAACTTCCGAGGTGGGTGTCAGAAACAACGGCTATGTTGTATGTTCCATCACCATCACCGAAGTCGTATCGCTTCCCGGATTCATCGGGAATGTAGAATATTCGCTTTCCGTATTGATTTGCTTCTTTGAAATCTACTTTGAATCCGTCTTCTCGTATTTGTTGTAGAAGTCGTTGAGACGCTTTCCCCGTCAAATCATATTCTTCACTTATTTCATCATAGGTCAGACCTTCATTTTTCAGTCGGTCAATAAATCCAGCCGGTCGCTCAATTTCGAAGCTTTCCCTTTCACCAGCATTATCGGCTTTCGACGTTGTATTTGGGGGTGATATATTTTCTTCGAGATTTGCTTCTTTGAGTTCATCGTTGAGAATTTTGTATTCTCCTGTATTATTACCAAATACGACAGCTTGAGGGTCATCAAATTCGTCTCTAATATTGAGCATATGACCCTGTACGGTAGATTCAGCGATTGATAGCTTCTGTTCAAGTTCTTCTGTCGAAGCGGGTAGTAGGCTTAGTAATTCCCGTTGTCGCTTCGTGAGTCTTTCGTGTACTGACATACACTCGACTTGTTCTGTGTTCCGTGCAAGCATAAATCTCCCTTCTCATTACCCATAGTATTTCGTTAGTTTTATAATCCTATGGAACCATATATTATATGTAGGAGGAAGAACTGAGATGAGTACCACTACCAGCGGAATGATGTCCGACGCTGAGGAGACCCGAGAGACCCGTGCGGCTAATCAACAAGTCAGTCTTGTCGGTGTGTTCGGAGACGACTTCGTCTTCGACTTTGCCGGGTCAGATGACACACACGTCGTCCACACGTCTGGTGTCGACGCCGAAATGTGTACCTGTCCAGACCACCAGAACCGTGGTGTGCGGTGTAAGCACATGGCGGCTTACGAGGACTTCGGTCACATCGACGTGTACGACTTCTGAATTTCTTTTTCGATGATGGGGACACGAATAGACGTCGAAGGAACTGTTTCATTTGGCTCTACAAATACAGTAACGTTGTCTCACATTGAACCGATTACTCAATACGCACGAGTTCAGTGGGAGGAAGGAGAAGGACTCAAATCGGACTTTGGCGGGGGTAACATAATTAGGTCCGAAGAGAAATTTGTCCGGAATCATACGCAAGGTAAAATAGGAGAAGTCGCTCTTTCGGTTTTGCTTCGGGAGGCGTTCAACGTCGACAGTACGGTGAAGATGAAGCCTTTCGAAAGCAATTTACAAACTGATGATGGTGATTTAGAGAGCATAGAAGGACGTCAACCCCGATGCTCATTCGACATCAAGACTACGAAAAAGTATAACAAATGGATAGCAATACGAGAGTCAATATGGAAGGGGCACGACCCACTTGACCCAATTCTGATTGCTCTTGTTGACCCCGAAGATTGCAATCCCGGTTCTAAAAATGTTGACGTCCATATCCCCGGTTGGGTGTTGAACAAAGATTTGAATACAAGAGTAGTTCGGGGTCAGAGATTACCCCCGTCCTAATGGAACGGGTACTATTGGACCCCCGATGAAAACGAACAATAGGTGCTATCCGATTGACAAAGTTCAAGTTCGTTCTTGTTCTGAGTGGGAAGACTTTCTAAAATTGCGCTTGTTGAGTTGATTGAAGTCATTCACTGTCGATTTTCAACTATGTTTTAATTGTGCTATAGTAATGTAGACAAAACGTTTATGCTCTTATCAGGGTTACTATTTGATAGAGCCGTAGATGGTCTGTAAGAACTGTGGTAGTTCAGTCAGCATAAGCAAATCTCTCAGGGGAGGGAAGAGCGAAGCGATTCCAGATTCTTGTCCTGAGTGTGGCGCTGAATTATCCAAAGAGGACCGAAACGGCAACAGGCTTGAAAAAGGTATCTGAATATGAGCGCTCAATCGATGATGTCTGATTTAGGCGCGAATCTTTATGACCGAGAGGTCGTAGAGTCCAAACTACGGAAATCAGATGCCATTGAAAAAGTCGGTTTTACGGCTCAAGTCGGAACAATTCCAACCGTCTTCAAGGCGGATGACGAGTTCGTTATTTGGGGTCCAGCCTCTGTTGAAGTAGTAGACAAAGAAGGTGACTTGATTAAGGCTGAAGCCTTGTCAGATGCACTTCCACAGCTACTGAAACGAGCGCGACTCAGTCTCGAACACTCAGACCAACTTGTCGGTAAGATTCTCGAACTATTCGAGGTCGATGAGCCGGTGAAAGTATCCGTCGATGGAGAAACGTTCGAACGGTCTGAGTTCCCGACAGATGTAATGGAACTTGATGGTTTTGAACCGGCTCTCTATGTCGCGGGTAAGGTGTACAACGATTCACGCCAAGCTCGTGAGACACGTCGGAAAATAGAGAATGGTGAAATCGACTCGTACTCTATCTCTGGGGAAGCTCTTGTTACCCGTACTAAAGTCGACAACGGTGATGCATATGACCAAATTGTCGATATGGACCTTAGTGCTGTAACTCTCTGTGAAGAGGGGATGAATCAGCGGGCTAAGTTTGGTATGGTGACAAGCGGTTCGTCAGACAAGAAGAGCAAGGCTTTCTCAGTCGAACAAATCGAGTCTGTTGCTCACAGCGCAATCTCAAAGCAAATGACTACAAACAAATCCAACGGTTCTTCATCATCTACCGGCGGTGGACTTGACCTGAGTAAGGTTGAGAAGAAGTTCGAGGAGGTTATCGAAGCGAACCTCCCGAACGGTGAACTCGCCACTAAGGAAGATGTTGAAGAGACTGTCGAAGCGATGATTGAACAGAAACAAGACCGAGCGTCAGCACAAGACGACACTGATGACGAAGGCGAAACCGCTTATCGTCATGACGACGTCGAGAATCCCTTTGACCGTGACTTCTCCCCGGCTATGGTAGAACGAATGGTCAAGGAGATTGTCGAACAAGTCGGTACTGTCTACGGTCTTCAGAAAAAGACCTACTCGAAAGAAGTCAAAACCCTCGCCTCACAGTACGACATGAGTCCCGCTCAGATTCAGCGTATGCTTGAATCCAAGGGCGACGATGGAGACATGGAAGACTATGAGGAAGAAGACGACATGGAAGAGGGCATGAACGGTCACTCCAACGACGACGACCAAATGGAGATGGCTGATGACATGGAGGATTACGAGGAAGATGATGATATGGAGGAAGAATACGGTCACTCCGATGATGACGACGACCAAATGGAGATGACCGACGACATGGAAGACTACGAAGAGGATGATGCCATGTCGGAAATGGAAGACTACGAAGAGGACGACGAGACGGAGGAAATGAATTACTCCGCCGATGAACTCGAACGTCAGCTTCCGACCGACGTCTACGACGTTGTTTCCGAGTTCATCGAAACGAGCGCTTCCGCAAAGTCGACTCAGAAGTCGGCTAACCGAGAAGACGAAATACAGTCCGCCGTCGAAGAAGTTCTCAAGGGCAAGGGAATTTCCAAGTCTGACGGTGTAGAGAGTGCAAGTGCGGCTATGGGTCAATCACCTGAGCCGTCATTCGAGAAGGGTAACAGTGATGATTCGGCTTCCTCACACCCGGCTCTCTCAAACATCTACAGCCGAGAACAATAAAATGAGTATCAACACAAGTGACGCGGTCGAACTCACAAAAGCACAGGTCAACAAGCAACGCGACTTGATGAAGTCCGCTCCCGCACAGAAGTTCCTCAAAAAGCGACAGATGGAACGCGGCGGAGTCGGTAACGGTTACTACCGAATCCAAGGTCGTTCCCCGAACGGTGAGGAAGCGGGTAAGCTCGTCAAGGCAAACGGTCAAATCCGGACCGTCTACGACATGATTGACTATTACTACGGCTTCGTGCCGGAGTATATGTCAAAGACGTCCGGCGGCAACGCAATGTCGAAACAGGACAACCCGATGCTCACTACGAGTTCGGGCGTCCGCAATGCTGTGTTCGGGTCGGAGGTCTTCAGCCTCGTCAACCACGAACCCAACATCTTCGCACTGTTGGAGAACCGAGCATGGGTCCGTTCCGGTGTCCGTATCGCTACGGAACACGGTCATCTCCCACTCGGTTCGGGTGGGTCGCCTGAGAACGCGAGTCTTGACGACACCGACCGTCCGACGCTTGACCAATACGAAGTTGACGCTGTTACCGTACAGCACAACTTCGACGTGAGTCAGGTCAAAGAGTTGCTCGCTCAGACTGAAGACGACGACTTGGACGACCCGTTCGACTTCCTTCGTCGTTGGTATGGTACGGGTACTGAGCAACAGACCGGTATGGGTCAGCATCCAAAGCACATCAACGTTCAACTCGGTCAGGACGCGGATAACCGTGGACCAAACGACCTCATTTCCATCGACCAGCTAATCAGTAACGGTCAGGAGTCCACGGTCTACAGTGATGCTTCAGCTAACGACGTCTACGGATTCGACCGGTCCGCAAACGAGTTCGAAGCAAACGTTCTCCACAACGATGGGAACAACCGGACGTTCGTCATCGACCTTCTCGATGATGGAATCCGAGAGATTAAGGAGAACTCCGGGAAGAACCCAGTCACGGACCCGAACTACTTCTTCCTCACCGGTCACGATACCTATCAGCGTATCGAAAACGAAGTCGGTGGGAAAGAGCGACTCGAATCCGAGCGTGTTAGTGTTGGGATGAACGGTGTGGAGACTGAACCCGGTGGAGACGTCGGTATTACCGTTCAGTCGTACAAGCAAATCCCAATCTTCGAGTCCGTAGATATTCCTGAGGACGGAATCAGTCGCGTCTTCCTTGTTGACAGTTCGACGCTGTACTTCAAGACGCTTCTTCCGACTCAGTTCTACAGTACGGGTACTGAGGTGGACGGTAATCCGTTCGCTATTGACCGACGACGATGTTCGTCACTTCGAACAGAATGAAAGCGTCTATGACGTCGAATGGAGTTCGACCGGTGAAATAGCCCGTAAAGTGACGGGACCGATTAACTCGGTTTCTGATGTTCTATCAGAAATTGGGTATCACGAAAAGAAACGGATTGCAAAGGCACTCGGCGTGAAGCCCGATTCGGCTCACCCGACGCAAGAAGAACTTAACGAAGAGTTGGAGCCTGTCGTGAAGGACCTCCAACAGCAAATGGAAAACAGATAAGCGGTCACAACACAACATACAAGGTGAACACAAATGGCATACGACCTCACAATTGAAGATACGGAGTTCATGGGTGCGGTGAAAGCCCGAATCGCGGTAATTGATATTACCTCGTACACCTCCGGTGGAGAAGATGTTAGCCCTAATGACGTCGGTCTCAACCGAATACAGTCGGTGACGACCTACGTTCGAGATGGGACTAATCAGATAGCACAGTACGACGAAACGAATGAGAAACTCCGACTTCTCGAAAGTGGAGATGGTGCGGGAGAGCTTGATGAAGTCGGGTCTGGTGCAAGCGTCTCAGTTCGGTTCGTCGGTAAGGGTAAGTAATACCCCTACTATTCATTTATTATGGCAAAGCCACTCAAATGGAAGAGTCTCGATAATGCTTCAGAGACTGGACCGGGTGTAATCCAAGCAACAAAGGGACACGACGAATTTGCCCTCTACGTGAGAGCGTTTAACGGATTTGACCCCTCCACAGACACACTGACAGTCCGTGTCGAAGGCTCAGAGAGCGAAGAAGACTTTGCACCTATCGACCGTGGCGCACCCGAAACACCCGATTCTCTCAGTGTCTCAGAAGATGATTTTACTGAGTCAGAAGAAAACGCGGGTGTATTCGCCTCGTACATTGGGTCAAACAGCTTCCCTATTGACAAGCTACGAGCCAACTGTACGTCTCATAGTGGTGGGTTTAACGTGGACGCATACGTCTACGTTCTCGGTTCAAGTCAAGCCTCTTACCGCTTCCAAGAACCAGATAGAGGAGCCTGATGAGCGTCCTTCTCCAAACCATAGATGTGATAGTTTGGGGAATGGAACAGGTGATGGAAAACCCGGAACTGGGGTGGGTTCCAACGTTACTCTACTTACTGATTGAACTACGGTCAAAGCGCGGAATCGTTCGGGGTCGCTTGATGAAGATGATTAAGTCGAATACTGTTGTCGTCAGAGCAATCGCCCGGACAAATGACGAGATTGAAACCGAAGCTGTCGAAGAGCTTCTTACAGACAATGGGCATGAACCGTCTGACTTTATTGACGTCGGAGAATCTCAAAACGTCGGTAAGGAAGACTCTATACGGAAGGACGATAATTCATAAGTAGGGATACTATGAGCGCTGTACCCGGAAGCACCGAAGACATACTGTATTGTTCACCCGACGACGTCGCCGTTTTCTTCGATAAATACTCAGGACCAAGTGGCGACCCCGTCTTCTCAGACGGATTTGGTCCGGAAACTAATCCAACAGAAGGAGAAGTTATCATGCTCATCGAAGAACAGACAGAGTATATCGAACAATACACAGGTGGAGCATGGAGACCAAAGCGTGTCGAAGAAGAGCTAAAGAACCTCGATTTATCCTACTACTTCAACGCCGGAACTCCATTCCAACTCATGAACAGAAACGTCAGAGACCTTGACCCTGATAAGGGTGACAAGCTCGAAGTGTTCGAAGGAAGCATTGGACAAGGCTCCGAAGGATACAACGACTTTCTGACTGACCCCGAGCAAACACAAGGTCGTAATGAGGGAGACTTTTGGATTGATAATACTACGGGGAAGCTGTACATCTACAAGGCGGGATACTTCTTCGACCGATACAAGTATCTCAAAATCACGTACAGATACGGAAAGGAGAAGGTTCCGGCGTCAATCCGGAATGCGTGTGCAAAGCTCGTTACGGCTGATTTACTCCGTTCACAACAGTACAGAGTAAGCACTCCGGGGTCCGAAGGGTCGCCTGAAGAGTTACAGACCGCTGAAGCCTATCAGGAACAAGCAATGAAGCGGCTTGATAAGTATAAGGAAATCAAGTCCATCGGTGTCAATAGCTGACGAATATTTGTTCTCTCACACCGGTAAATCCTCAAAGCCTCTCAGCGCCTTCAGAAGCGATTTTATTTTGAATTGAGTCCAATCACACTCACCTACAACCAAAAATCGCTCTCATGGACTGTGAAGTGCCTTAGAATCGAAATGAGCTTGTATCTTCTACCGGGTTTCCGGAAATGCGTCTTCAGGACTCGCCTCACACAACCGCTTGTACAGACTCTTATCACCTGACGGTCGGTGAATCTGATTCGTACAACATTTACATACCCCTTTGATTCGTGGGAGCTTCCTTACCTCTCGCTCTCTGTAATTCTCAGGACAGTATCTACAGCTTGTATCTAAATGTGCAACCTTCTCGGAAGAACTCCCTCCCCGAGAACCTCTGATATAGACTATCCGTTCCTTATCAAGCTCATCGATACTTGTTCGTGTATCCCCTCCTCCTTTGCAAGATGTAGACCCCCGTGTCATAGATTTCTTTGTGTTATATTCTAATTACAGAATTGACTTTGTATTGTAACGTCTTACGGTTCATTCACCGTATCATGAACCATTACTATAAGAACACTATAAGTTACTGGTGTACTCTTCTTTTATATTAGAAGACTACTATTCTATTACTATATTATGTATTGAATGAGTATAGAATATAAGTCTTCTGTTATTGTTCTAACGACCACAAAGTTCTAATCACTAATTCTGTTATATAGAGGTAGTGTGTACAGAGACCTCATAGAAGAGATAGATGAGCAATCTGAATTCTCTACAAAGAAGATAGTAGAGATGTGGAGAGAAGAGTCACTTGACCAATTACAAGGGAATGCTAAGAAGCTCCGTGAGTATGCAACAGAAGTAGAAGAGTCAGACGATGGTGAGTCATATGAATGGAGAATAGAGCATCCAACAGCAAGACAGTATGAGATGGGAGGGACAATATTTCATACATATGATGACGCTAAGAGTGTGGGATGGACTCGTGACCAATTCTATGAGACGCTTGAAGACTGTCAGGAAATTATCCCCCGACAAAGATATGCGATGAAGGGAGCTATGAAGGTTAAGAGAGAAGTAGAGAAATAATGGGTATTATTAACGAACTCCGGGATATACTTCAAGAAGAGTGGACTGAAGACCCGGCTGAGTATAACAGAGAAGCTCCGGTTCCAAAACCGACTATGTTTCTTGAGTCTCAAATAGAACCGAGAGCGTTCGATTTGGCTCAAGGGGATATGCTGATTATACGAGATGGTGGGCTTCCAATTGTTGAACCGGCTGGTGTTGCATATAATGAAGAGCGGATTGAGGTTCTTCTTGATGTTGATTTACGAACGGGTCGTGGTCGTGGTCGTCTTACTGGTGAAGACCCCGACGTCGGAACGTTCGATGGAATAGCGGGTGAGGTTCAACGAATCACTCGTCGTCATCGTCATGGTATCGGTGGGTTTGACATTATGTATCAGGAGTCTTTTGACGACCAAACAGGTGATTATGAAGCCGGTGTTTGGGGTGGAGTATGGAGCCTTCGTCTGATTAAGTTCGCTTCTATCATTCAGGAAGATTCCATTCGTGGTCCGTCATAGAAATAGTAGGGGTGAATATCCAAAACGTTCATACTGAGGCAAAGAGAAATACTACATAGAGCGTGAGTCCCCCTATGAACCAAACTGAACTGTACGAGACAGTCAAAAGCGGAGTAGACGTTCTTGAGCTACAGTCACTACGAAGCGACATTCGACGTCATACGGGACTCTATGTTCCCACCCGACCTACTGAAGTTGAGTCGTGGTATGAAAACAAGAAGTCTGTTCTTACTCGGAAAGTCAATCCGGAAAACGACAGTGCTTCATCCACATCCACATCCACATCAGACGGTGAAACCGAAACTACTCAGAGTGATTCATAAATGACAGCAACTGGCGCGGATACTATTTGGGCTTACGTCTATGAAGACGATGGTTCATACAACCAAAGCCCCGGTAGTCCGACAGACACCAATTTCAAAACATTTGGTGCAAACGTAACCGCTGACGCTATCGACCGTTCAAACAATGCGGAACGTATGTTCCGACCCTTCTCCCGAGAGGCTGAGACAGTTCTCGAAGGAGCCTTTGACGGCTCTCTCGGTGCTGATTGGACTCTCGCTAATACATGGTGGCTCCAATTCATCTTTGGAAAACCAGCTACAGATGGTTCGGGAGACCCGTTCACCCACACATACAACATCGGAAACGATAACCCACCCCGAACGGCTCACGTCGTTGAAGAGACACACTACAAAGACGGCTCCGTAGAACAAGTCGTTTACACGGGAGTGTTTGCCAACTCTATCGACCTTGATGTGAGTGTTGAGGATACCGTCTCTGTGAGTCTTGACGCAACGTATGCTGATGAACAATACTTCGATGACGCTTCGAATAGCCCAATTGGTGAAATCGGGAATCAGCCCGACCGTGAATATCGACCGCTTCACTTCGGTAACTCGCTATTGAGTCTCGATATTACGGGTAGTGGTACGGTTGACGCCGAAGCACTCGTTCAGGATGCATCAATTGGATTCGAGTCCAACTCTGAAGGAGAGCGCGAACTCGGAACTCGTCTCCTTGCGATTCCGTCGTTCCTTCAGTTCGAGTCAGACCTTTCCTACACAAAGCTCATCAACTCTGATAGTACGGCTGATGAGCAACTTGCGGCATATGGTAAAGCATCCGCGACGAGTATTCCAGACACAATGGCGGATGCAAACGACCTTGAAGGAGAACTCTTCTTCGACGCAAAAACATCTTTCACGAACAGCATGAGCGTCAACATGACGGGTGCATTCCCTGACTCTTACACCCGTAATAACGTTGGAGACCCAACGGCGGCTCTCGAAGAAGATATAGACCGAATTGTTCGGTCTATCGAAGTTGTGGTCGAAAGCAACGAAGAAACGCCTCCATAATCGTTCTGTTTAATAGACGCACCGTCTTATAGTTCGATATGGCACTCAGCACGAGGCGTCTTGACCTTGTAGATAGGATTGAAGAAATTGAAGACCGCCTATCGCAAATTGAGTCTGAACAAAATAGTCTGAAAGAAGAACTCCAATCAACGTTTGCTGACTCTGACGTTGAGAATCTGGAAGAGCTTGACCGATGGGAGGAGTTCAGTGCGATGTGGGAAGACCTTGAAGTGGAGAAGACTGAAATTTCCGGTGAAAGAAACAAGTTCAAAGAGACAGTCGTCTTGTGGAATAATGATTTGGACCCTAACAGCCTTCGACGTGAAGTGGACGACTATGACTCTGAAATAGATTCGCGGTACGAAGATGAGGAGTCTTGTGTTGTTACGGTTCGGGAACTCACGTTCGGTCAACTACAGCGTGTTTCCGATGATATGATGGATAAGTCGTTTGAAGTCGATGTTGAGAACGAAGATATTGAAGGGACGCCACGTCAGGGGTACTATCAGACAGAGCTTCTCAATGAGGCTATCGAAGACTATCCACCCGGCGCACCGTCTGTAGAGGAATACGGACGTCAAAGTCCCAATGCTGGTGACTATCCGATTCCTGTTGGCGAGTGGTTGTTTGAGCGTGTTGACGCAATAAATACGACGGGTGATACCGAAATGGGAAACTCATCGTTGAAAGAGGCAATGAACTCCAAGTGATGAAATGTCGGTTGATGTATTGGGCAAAGCTAAATCCACACAAGATACCCGTCAAAGATGTTCTCGTCTTTAATGAGTATGTTGGGGATATATTCGAAGAACACAAAGACCTCATCAAAGTCGGCGTAGGAGAAGCTATATCAGAAGTGTTGGGTAATATGTAGTATGTCTACTCCACCCGTTGTCATTGATGGTCCGTTGTTCGAAGACGCAACTACATCAACGGGACCGCCCGTTCCACTGTATCTTTCTAAGGAGTCGTCTGTGTCAACGGATACAGACACAAATCCACAGGACGTCCCAACACAGGAATCTCAAAAGACACTTCTTGCACCAATTGCCGGAAAACAGTCATTCAGGGCAAATGGCGTTATTCAGGGTAACTTCTTACAGACAAACTCTGAATTTATCGACCCGTTCTTCAAGAGTAGTGGATTCGAGCTAAACCGAAAAAACGCATATCGAATCTATTCGGCTATGCTCGAAACGTTAGTGCTACCAGAACAGGGAATCGGATACAGGGTACAAGACAATATCAGGGGTGAGACATTTGAGCCAACAGAGACGTCGTTTGGCATTCTTTTCGATAGCATTAGAACGGAGTATATTTCGGGAGAGGGGTTTCGTGGGAGTTGGAATCTCTCAGGAAAAGTTGTCGATGGTGTTCAGAGACCAGATAACAGGAGAGATTTAATAGACGAAAGAAGGGTGGAGATGGAGAAATATATTCGTTCAGCCCCGGATAATTTCAGTAGAATATTTACTGACAGTGGACTCGAAGTAAAACTCGGTGAAGTAACGAAATTGACGCGAGAAAGAAATGTCGACATCAACGTTAGTGACCTCATCCATCAACAGGAAAACAAGGATGCTGTCAACATTGGTGCTATCAGTTCTGGTGTCAAAGAGTCCGTAACAATTGAAGGACGAATTACCGACCAACAGACGTCTAAGACGTTACAAGAGGTTGCACAGCAAATAGAACTCGGTATACATGGAGAACAAGCGATTTTTGCTGATGCTCTGTTAGCCCGTAGAAGTCCCTGTGCTATTTCTAAGTCTTCGTCTACATTCCTCAGTGGAGAACCGAATGTAGTTGAGTATCGAATTGAGCTTGATATTGGTGTAGAACCGGCTACGGGTGAAATATTCGGACCCGATTTCTTGGAGAAGAAAGAGGAAGAAGAGAAAGATGAGAATGGTGATGGGTTCTTCTCTTTCCTTTCTGAATTATTCTGAGCTTACTGTGGGCAAATAGTTTAACAACCTCTCTTTCGTACCATTACCCGTACTATGGAGATTGGTCTCACGGCGAAAGTAACTCCGGACGTCGATGAACGTGCGGCAAAGAGAGAGGCTTCAGCCGTGAGAGAAAAAATCGAGAGCGCGGTTAAGGACTTGGAGATGTCTGTGGACATATCCGACGTCTCAGACCAAGTTGGGGACATGAAAGACCAAGTCGAAAATGTCTCAGAACATACCGAAGACGCGAAAGAGAATCTTTCCGCGATGAAAGATTCCGTTGACGGTATTGATACAGATATTCTTGAGCAAATAAATACAGATGGAGCATTTGCACAAGACGTCTTGTTTACACAATCTCCGACCGGTATGGGTGAAGGCTTCACTCCACCAGAACAGGGTGGGGGATTGACAGGCGGGATTTCGAATATAATCGGAGACCTTGGTGAACAGTTCCAAGGTGGATTAGAAAAAGTTAGTTCAGCGATAAATGAACAGACGGGGTCGCTGATTCAATCTATCATTCAACAGCGGAGTATCAGTGCGTTCCTAAACAACATTGGAAACTTACTGAGTGACAAAGGAGGGAAAGTAGCACTTGTCGGCGCTGGGTTGTTACTACTCGCTCAGATTGCTTCCAGTACAGTCAAAAACTCACCCCTATTGTCGACTGTCGTAGATATGTTCGGTATGGCATTTGGGTTGTTCTTCCGTCCGTTCGGGAATATCTTAGGACAGTTTCTTCTTCCAATAGCGTCGGATATACTCAGGCTTGCCGCACAGTTCAATACTGTATTCAATAACGAGGGGATACGAGTCGCTCTGGGGTGGTTGGCTAAGGAGTTGATTAAGGGATTTGCGGAGACACTTGTATTTGGAATAGACGGTGAACTCGGTATAGCGGATTGGTTCCGTGGATTGCTCACCGTGTTGTTCACGAAGAGTCTTATCAGCGGGGTTCTCGGTACAGCGGTCGGGAAGGTATTCGGTAATACACTCGTCACAAAGATTCTTGGTTTTGTTATTACCCCTCTTACGAGTACAATCGATGTCTTAGCTCAGAAATTCTTAGGGTTCAGTCCCCGACAAATTGTCCTTGATAAGCTGAAGAACTTTGGTGGGGTGATTAAGAAGAGAGTATCAAAAGCACTCTCCCCACTCAGACGTCTCGGTACATTCGTGAAGAGTAGAATTTCGACCGCATTGGGTTCTATCAGAGGTGCAATAACAAGGGGATTCGGTAGTCTGTTTGCTCGATTAGGGTCTCGGGTTCCCGGCATTGGGGCACTTCTTGGACGCTTTATTCCGTCTATTGGAGGAAAGGCGTTACTCAGTAAGATTGGTATAGGAGCGATTACCAGAGCGCTCGCCGGACGTGTGTTGTATGCAATCCCGTTCATTGGACAGTTAATCGGTGTCATAGACCTTTTGACAATGGCGATAACGTTCCTGTTGCCCGGAGTAGAAACCTTCTCTCCCGTCATGTATACACTCACAAAGCTATTCGAAGGAGCCGTCTTTCTCTACAAGAAAACTCTGGGTGGGCTTCGCGCCCTTGGGAAC